GAGCCAGCCAAGTTGCAGTTCGCCAAACTCCTGTATCGATTTCCATCCCGATGCGCCACTGAGCACAGCGGAGAAAACCAAAAAAATGACATCGACCAACTTATGTTTTTTGTTAATGTCTTTGCGTGGGTCTGGTATTTCACTGATATAATTAAAAATAGACATCATCAACTCTGCGTTACTGAAGGAGACTGATCAGATCGTATCTACAGAGAAAAGTTCCATTAAAAGTGGGATCCGGCCCTGGGCCTTGTGGCGACTCCAGCCAACCTTGCGGATGATGGCACTGCGTTTTCACTGACGGTAATTTGACTGCTGCCAGCTCTGGTAGACAATAATGGTTATTATCAACTTTCATCTCGTTCACCACGCGTTAACCGATCGATAGTCTGCATCGCCTCACTCAATGCAAAATCACGCCCGAGATACAAACCATTATTTAATACGCTATAGGCGGTTTTCATGGTGATGGCATTACGTGGACATTTTTGAATAGTAAATCCACGATAAATATAGCTATGACGGCTTAATTGAATTAATTGACTCATGATCTTCTCATCAACTATTGGCAATGGCATCTTTCAGCATGGCAACCATATTAACTTCGATTTTGCCACCGGAAAGTTCCTTGGGGCGGATAATGATACGGCCATCTCTGACCATACCCCGGCAGGTATCAAACGGGATACCGGTGACGCGGGCATACTCCTTCAATGAGAGATAAGGCGCCGCAACATTTAAATTGATTGTTACGTTGGTCATTTTTCACCTATCAATAAATATTTTTTATCCGATGCTGATTTTATTTAACAAACTGTTTACTTGCTATCGCTGGCGCTCGTGCTATCGCCTTAGCGCGCTCAGTGGTCATTGTTATCGCGCGCATTTGCATTCATCGTTGCCAGTCCGCGCAAAAAAACGATACGGATCATATTGGAAGCAGAACGGCACTCTGCTCTTGCCATCGCTTCAATGGTTGATCGCTCTTCGGGGGAGAGACGAAGTGGTAATGCTCCGCCAGCAACAGTATTGTTTGGCGTTCGTGATCGCTGCACATGATGTTGTTGTGTCATAGTGTTATAGTGTGATCCATAAAATGTCTGTGGTGCCTATATTGGTATCCAATTGAATACCTGTCAAGGTTTTTTTTATGCAAGAGAATACCGGAGAACGGATAAAGGAGGAGCGCGAACGGATTGGCTTGAGCCAGATGGCATTTGGCGAGATGGGCGGAGTGAAAAAACTTGCTCAACTTAAATATGAAAAAGGCGAACGAGCACCAGATACCACCTACCTAAGCGCAATTGCCAAGATAGGTGCTGATGTTCAATTCATTGTAACGGGGGTACGTTCCACAACAGCACTGACTAAAGACGAAGAAGAGTTACTTAACAGTTACCGAGCAGCTCCTATCGCACTCAAAGCAGCAGCACTTGCGGCGCTGACGGCTGGCAACTCAGCATCAAGTCACATCACTGTTTCTGGCCAGGGAAACCGAGTAGCAGGTAGGGATTTCAACGAAAACAAATGATTAAGTAAGGAAACTTTATGAGCATACACTCTACGGGCGAACAAAACCGTATTGCCGGGCGTGATTTTATTGAAAACACCATACAGATCGACCAATTTGACGGGCGCCATACCATCAACATTGCGCTCCCGGTAGAAAAAGAGGAAATCCGGCCGCTGGTACCTGCCCAGCGGAAGGAGCTAAATGACTTGGTGATTGCCATCGCCAAGGAGAGCGGAAAAGAACCTTTTCTGATTTGGCAAAAGGTTCATGCAGAAATCGGCGTTAACAGCATCAAGAATATGACCAGCAACCACTATCAAGGTGCTTGGAGTTTTCTGAATCAGATGCTGGAACATTGCAAAGAGAAAGGGAATACCAAAGCACTGGTGCGGCTACTGCTGCGCAACAGTGAAGGTGAAGAGGGGCAGTTGCGCAAAAAGTTGACCCACTACTGTTGTGTCAGTTTTGGTTCCGGTCGTTTCAATGACTTAACGCGTATTCAACTGCAACAAGCACTCTCTTGGCTGGATGAGTTGAAACAGAAAAGCGAACAGCCGCCAGTAGCACAAGGGGGTGTTCAGCCAGAAGTTACTGCACCACAGCCAGCACAAGCTGCACCGTCGCTGATTGAACGACTGAGCATGTCGGTATTATTGCGCACGTATTCCAAAGAACTGGGATTGACTTTTATTCTCGGCATGTTGCTCGGGGCATTGCTGTTTCGCAGTCACTAAACCGCAATTGATCAAATTTCAATCAATTATATTACCATAAAATAGACCTGTTCTGGCTTACCTGTGCCTAAGACGAACACATTTTAATCACCAGGGAGCAGCAAAATATATTTAAAGAAATAGCATATAGCGTGGAATAAAATTTTCCACATAACCTTTATTCAAGCATATTGTTAGATTGCGTTAATTTATGCGATCAGTCTTTCTGTTGCATATTAATTCTAAACAGGTTTACTTTTTATTTTCCTTTTAGTGAGTTTTACTATTTTTGTTTAACTTGGCAGTATTAGAGGTAATGTTATATGACGGTTCGAAGACTCGCTTCTGGAAAGTGGTTATGTGAATGCTATCCATATGGAGCCAAAGGCAAGCGGGTGCGTAAACAGTTTGCGACTAAAGGCGAAGCACTGTCACATGAACGGCGGTTGCTGAATAATGCCAGTAGCCAGGCTCCGCACGATAATGCTGTGACACTTTCCGCCTTTATTGAGCGCTGGTATCAGATGCATGGCAAAACATTAACCTCGGGCAATGAACGCAAAGCGAAATTGCTGGCGATATGTCAACGTTTAGGTGATCCCCTGGCCATCCACCTGGATAAAAATAGCTTTGCTGTTTATCGCGAGAGACGCCTCAGCGGTGAGTGGAGCCAAAAAGGGAAGAAAAAAGTCAAACAGGCGACTGTCAATCGTGAGCAATCCTATCTGCACGCGGTCTATGCCGAAATGAAACGGCTGGGTGAGTGGCAGGGCGATAATCCATTATCCGGTATTCGGCAATTTAAGGAGGGTGAGCAGGAACTCTCTTTCCTTTATCAGCAGGAAATTGAACGCTTATTGCTGGCCTGTGATCAGTCGCCTAATCCAGATTTGGGCATTATCGTGCGTATCTGCCTTGCTACCGGTGCGCGTTGGAGCGAAGCACAAAGCTTGAAGCAGTCTCAAATCTTGCCTGGGCGATTAACCTTCACGCAGACCAAGAGCAAAAAAAACCGCACGGTGCCGATCTCCGAGCAACTACAAAAGATGTTGCCGAAAAAGCGTGGTGAACTCTTCAGTCCGGCGTATGAAGCGTTTAACGCGGCGCTGAAACGCGCCGATATTCAACTACCCGCAGGGCAACGCACTCACGTGCTACGCCATACTTTTGCCAGCCACTTTATGATGCGCGGCGGTAATATTTTGGTACTGCAGCAAATCCTCGGCCACAGCACCATTATGATGACCATGCGCTATGCCCACTTCGCGCCCGATCACCTTGATGCTGCTATCGCACTCAACCCATTAGATAACCTCTCGCCTTCCACTTCCCCCCTCTCCGATAGCACCGTTGCCTCACCGCCATTTCATCGCCACCGGGAAAAATAG